ACCTCCAATAACAGGATATTCACCTTTTATTAATTTATCTTTTGTTATATTAGTACCATTTTTAAATTTGCAAACTTCACCAAAAGTTTTAATTTCAATATCTTTATTTAATTCATAATTAATAATATCATCATTTTTAGTTTCTAATTCAAATGTATAATATTTATCTAAATCGGCAATTGCAATTAATTTAACTTCATTACAATTCTTATTAATTTCCATAAATTCAACATTTTTATGATTGTCTATTCCTTTTTGTTTTTTGAAAATAAGAACATTTGTTTTTATTTGTGTATATTCAAATGCTTTACTTTCAACAGCAATAATTTTTAACATTTTACAATTATCAATAATATATTTGCGTATATAAAATAATGATTTACTTGTAATTAATTCACCATCAGGGACAATAACAGCACAAATACCATTATCATTTAATGAATAAATAATATTCATAATAAATAAATTTACTCTATTATTACATTCAATCGGATATATATCCTCAAATTTAATATTAAAATTATCAGGTTTATTTTTATCAAATTTAGATTTTAATTCTTTATATTTTAATGATGAACCAAATGGAGGATTTGTAAAAATAACATCAAACTTTTTATTTTGAAATATAAATTTATTATTTGATAATGCACAACCTTTATTTAAATTCTCAAATAAACTATTAGTTGATAATATTAAAGAAGCAATAGCATATTTAATAGTATCTTTTGATATTTCACATCCATATATATTATCAATACTTATATTACTACAACTATTATATAATACACATAATAAACCAGCAGTTCCACAACAAGGGTCATAAATTGAAGGATTTTCTAATTCATCAACCATATTTTTAAATTGACATCCATATAAAATAGAATTAATTACTTTTTTAGGAGTAAAGAATTGACCAAGTTTTTTATTTTTAGATTTGCCTTCATATCCTGAATTAAAATATTCATAAATGCTAATAGTTGAAAAAGCTTTTATTGTAATATCATTTATAATAATTTTATCAAATTCATTAATAATTTTAATAATATTATTCTCTTCACTTTTGGTATTTAAAATAAAATCTTTATCTTCTGTAAAAATCAAAGGTAATAATTTACCTCTTACAACATCATCCATATAATCTTCATATTGACTATTAATATCATTGCCATCAGTAATTTTTTTAAGATTATTAATATTATCTAAAATTTCTAAATATTTATTATAATCTTTATTGGATATTAAAGATTGTATTTTATTAATAATAATATCTTTATTAGAAATATATAAATAATTCAAAACTTTTAATATAAATAATAATATAATATCATTTGATGCTTCATTACCTACAATTGAACCATTTGAATATAAATAATTATGGCAACATCTAATGCAACTTCTTAATTTACTTTCAATTTCTTTATATTCATCATTATTTTTCTTGTCTTCATCTGATAATGTCCATATAATCTCATTTTTATATTCAATATTTACGATTTCATCTTTAATTATTTCATCTTTAGTTATTTCATCTTTAGTTATTTCAATTTCTTTATCTAATTTTTTAATTTTAGAAATTAAAGTTGTTCTTGCATAATTCTTTTTAGTTTTAGCATTAAAATATTCAATGCTTTTTTCTTTGCATAATTCTATTAATTCATCGTCTGATAGTTTTTTATAATCCATAATAATAATGAATATCATTAATATTATTAAATCAATTTTTATTTATAAGAATAACCAAAAAATGATTTAAAGATTTCATTAAGATTTCTTTAAATAAATTTATATTAATAAAGTGCTTTTAATAATATTTTTAATTTCATTTTTAATATCTTTATAAATATTTTTATTGATACTTAAATCTAAATAATTTAATCTTGAATATATAAATTCGATTAAATCAATATCTTTAATTCTTTCTTCAATATTATTTTTTTTATTATTATAATATTCTGATAATTCATATGAATTTTTATTAATCAATTTATTTGATAATTGTTCTATATTTGTATATTTCCATTCTCCTTTTTCTCTAATTAAACATCTATTATTCTTTTCATATTTAATATTTTTATTTTCTGGAAAATTATCATTAAAATGTTTAAATTCTATATATTTTGGAACTATATTATTACCACTCTTTAATAATATATTCATTATATCTTCGAATGTTATATAATCTTTTCTTTCAGAACCATAATTATTAATTACAATATTATTATTGATAATAACTATATTATTATTAACTATATTATTATTAATAATATTATAATTATTATCGTTATTATAATGAATTAAACTTTTTGCTTTACAATTATTTCTTTTCATATGTGAAGATTTGCAAAATCTTGATGAAAATGTTAGCATGCATTTTGGACATGTTAATATACTTATTCCTTTACATTTTTCATCATGATTTAAAAAAGATTTTTTTGTTTTATAACTTTTATTGCATTTTTTGCATATATAAAGTTCATTTAACATTTTTTCAGTTTCATTTAACATTTTTTCATTTTCAATAATTAATTTATGTACTGTATTATGATGTCTTTTTAAATTATTTGTTCGATTTGTAATATATTCACAGTAATTACATTTATATTTTTGCTCATTCATTGTATTTATGGTTTATATTTTAATAGTTTCTTAATAAATTTATTATCATTTTTTTTAATTTTGCTTATTGCTCGCTTTGTCTTGATCAATTTATAATTTTTTATAAGGTTAAATTAAGCATTAATTAAAATTAGGTTTTTTATATTAAATATATAGAATATGATTCATGAAAACTTAAACATCTATTATTAAAAATATTGAAATTAAAAAAAATGATTTTATACTTTTTATAAATAAATATTAAAAAATAATGTCATCTATTATATTTAATTGCAAGTTTTGTTAATATAAAACAAAAAAGAAATATAATTTTAATAGACATCATAAAAATGTAATTAAAGAAGAAAATAAAGAATTTATATATTTATTACAAGATTTTGCAAATCTTCACATATGAAAAGAAATAATTGTAAAGCAAAAAGTATAGATGATTATATAAATGATTTTGGATTTGATGATAAACTAATCATATCCAATTAATTTTATCTTGATTATTTATAAGAAGTTCAATTAAGGTTATTAATAGAAATACAATCTCTTAATTTCATAAACATTATAATTAATTATAAATATAAAAAAAATATAGAAAATCAATTTTTTATATTTAAAGACATTCATAAGAAATCTTTATATTAAAAACAAAAAGAATGCAAGATATTCAGATGGTTAATCCGGTTATTATTAGAAGATATCATAAAAAACGTGATATGTCATTTCCTAAATTTATAATATCATTAGTTATGGTTTTAGCATTTGGAACTTATTTTTCCATTTATGCAACTAGTTTAAAGAAACTAATAATAACTCCTTAAATTAATAATAATATATTTAAAGACATTTATAAGAAACCTTTAAATCTATATTTTAGACATAAAAGTAGACATAAGGTTATGAGAATTTTTGATAAATAATTTATTTTCTTCTTTTGTTAATAAAGTTTTTACATTTATTAATTTTTCTAATTCAGAAATATAATAATTCATTTCTTTATATTTAGGATATGTTTTAGGTAATATATTTAAATTTATTTTTATAATATTTAAAAGATTTTTATATATATTTTTACAATTCTTTAATATACATTTATTATAATTATATAATAACTCGTTTTTACTTAGTTTATCTAATAATTTATCTTTTTTTTTTGATTTGTTCATTGTTATAGCTTGAATAATTGTAGTCATATAATCTTTGTCCTCCTCTAATTTATTTTTCAAAACTCCACACTTATTGGAATAACATGTTGCTAGTTCTGCAGTTTTTTTCATTAATTTGGATATATTTTGATTAAACTTTTTATTATCCATATCTATTATTAACAACTATTATTAAAATTGATTTAAGGGTTTCATATAAATGTCCTTAAATTAATAATAATAGATGTAAATTCGTGTAATTGTTCTGCATATACTTCATGTGCTGCATTGGGTATTATATATAATTTAGTATTTTTATTTCGATTATATGCAAATTTTATGCCTGATTTTATATCAAGCCATGTTTCTTTACCATAAATGATGAATAATGGTAATTCGGGATTATTTATTTGAAGTGGTTTTTTTGGATAAAAATAATTATCGATGATTGAGAAAAAACCAACATCTCCTGTTGAATTAATATTAATATAATATATATAATTAAATATTTTATTTTTATTTTTTTTTTTAAGATGTTTAGATATTTTACTGCATATATAATAACTAATAATAAACATAAAATAATAACTTACTGGTTGAAAAATTTTTAATAAATTGATAAAATTAAAGATTGGTAATTTTTGTATTATTGAATAATTATTTATTCTATTATCCGAAAAATTCCATGGTTCAACTAATATTAAAGCTTTTACATTATCAGGATATTTATTATAATAATTTGTAGAAACATAACATCCAAATGAATGGGCGCATATTATAATCGATTTCAAATTTAATTTAATTCTCCATGCTTCAATACTATCAACAAAAAGATTTTCAGATAAAATATAATCATTTGTAAATATTGGTTTTGATGATAAACCATATCCTATTAAATCAATTGCATATATATCATAAATATTATATAATTTTTCATATACACTAACAAATGTTCCTAATCCTGATGCAAAACCATGAATTATTACAAGAATAGGTCTGTCAATAGATTTTATATGAAGAGTATTAATATAATCATTATCATTATCATTATTATTATTATCTAAATATACTTTTGAGATGGTATATGGTATTTTTAATTCTTTCAATAATTCATTTTGATAATATTCCAATTTAATTTGGTTCATTAATTATATTTAAAGAAAATAATAATAAACCCTTAAATCTATATTTTTGACATTTTAGACGCAAGATTTCGAGAATTTTTAAGAAATAATTTATTTACTTCTTTTGTAAATACTTCTTTTGAATTCATTAATTTTTCTAATTCAGAAATTATATCATTCGCTTCTTTATATTCATGATTAGTTTTAGGTAATGTATTTATATTTATTTTCATAATATTTAAAAGATTTTTATATATATTTTTACAATTCTTTAATATACATCTATTATAATTATATAATACTTTGTTTTCATTTAGTTTATCTAATAATTTATCTTTTTTTTCCGATGGTTTCATGTTTTTATATTCAGTATTTAAAGCTAAATATTCTTTATCATCCATTAATTTTATTTTCAAAACTCCACAATTTTTAGAATAACATGCTGTTAGTTCACCAGTTGTTTTCATTAATTTCAATACATTTTCTTTAACATTGTCTTTATCCATATCTATCTATTATTAAGCAACGATTATTTAAAATAGATTTAAGGATTTCTTATTATTGTCTTTAAATCAATTTTAAATAATAGTTGCTTAATAATAGAGATGAATAAGAGTGAGGCATTTGACCTTAAAGAAATGTTCAGTATTGCTTTAAAGATGATGGAATGTTCAAAGAAACATTGCTCAAATCAAAAAAAGAAGCTTATGGCAAATAAAGAAACAGCTGATTTATATATGCGTTATACATTAGAACAAGATGCTGCAAAGAAAATGCAATTATTTAAAGAATTAAATAAAAAAAATATATTATATAAATATGATACATGTATAATTAAACATTGTAAAGTAATAATGAAAGAATTAATTGCAATCCTTAAAATTCAATTTGATAAACTACCAAAGAGTAATTCTAATTATGATAAAATAAATAAAATGATTTCTACAATAAATGACATAATAGATACTCCTCGCCAAATAAGTAAAAAACAATACGAAATATATATTAAAGATATGAATGAAATAACGTCTTCTATTAAATAGATATTAAATCTATTGTTTAGACATAGCAGTCATTAATTTCTCAATATTTTTAACATATATTTCATGTTGTTCTTTTGTTATATTTTTTAATTTATAAAAATTGTCTAATTCACCAATCATTTTATGTAATTTATCATAGTCCGGATGGCTTTTTGGTATTTTATTTAAAACTACTTTAATTATATTAAAAAATTTTTTAAATATTTTTTTACAATTATTTAATATACATTTATTATAATTATATAATAATTCATTTTTACTTATAGTATCTAATAATTTATCTTTCTTTTTCTCATTTTTCTCAGATTTATATTTAGCATCTATTGCAATAAATTTTTTATCATTCATCAATTTCATTTTTAAATCTGAACAATTTTTTGAAGAACATGCTTGAAGTTTAGATGTTTCCTGCATTAATTTATATAAGTCATTAAAAGCTTTCTTATCCATCTCTATTATTATAAAGATATTAAAATTGATTTAAAGACATTAATAAGAAACCCTTAAATCAATTTTTAATTACATAATAGAATTGGAAAGATTATTCATATCTCTTATATATTTTATATATTTTTTCTTATCAATTGTTTGTGGATTATCTACCAAATTATTTAATGAATTAACAATATTATGTAATTTTTTATAATTGGGATGGGTCTTTGGTATTTCTTCTACATGATTTTTAAATATGGTCATTAAATCTTTCATTCCGTTTTTGCAATTGATAAAGACGCATCTATCATATTCATAAATTATATTATTATCTTCATTTAATTTTGCTAATAATTTTATTTTTTTATTTGTATTTTTTTCTAAATTATATTGCATAAATAATGCTGCAGTTTCTTTATTATTCATTATTTTATCTTTTTTTTCTAAACAATGTTTTTTTGAACAATCCATTATTTCAAATGCTACTTTAAGTATTTTATTAAGCTGCAATTTATATTCTTTATCCATTTCTAATTATATACAATCATTATAAAAAGAGATTTAAGGGTTTCTTATTAATCTCTTTAAATCTATTTTAATCTATTTTAATATCTTTATAATAATAGAGATGGATAAAGAATTTGCTAAAAATTAACTGTTAAGTTGATTATGTGTTCTTCAAAAATGTGCAAAATAAATAAGTAAAGCTGATAAAAATAAACAAACTCATTTACACAACTAAAATTATTTGCTGAATTAAATAATTATACTGAAATGTATGAAGTTAATATTTGCATATTTAAAAATATATAAATCATTTGCTTCAATAGTTCCAAAAAGTAATCCAAGATATGATAAAATACATAATCTGATTAATCAATACAAAAAAATTATCTGAAAAATATTAATGAACTATTATAATTCAAAAAGATATTTAAAGACATTAATAAGAAACTCTTAAATCTTTTTCATCCATTTCTAAATTATGAATATAAAAAACAAAAATAATATTATTTTTGCTATATAAAAATAATAAAATTATCTTTTCATGAAAAGATATTTGACGGGACGCCATTTTTTCTTTTCACTACTATAATAAAGGCATTCATTCCATTCATTTACTGATTTCAAACCGATAATGCTTTGTGTGAAACTTTTCAATGTATAAAACTGCTCACCAGTATTAATTGAAGTTATGATTTCGCAATAATCAGAAACTTTATCATATGATGCACAATGATATACCTCATTTTTATAAACAGCCAACAGACGATGATTCTTATTTTTAATCAAATGTTTACCAAACATTGTTATATCGTAAATATTTTTATTAATAATTAAATCATTTTTTTATTTATCATAGAATCAACTATAACATTTTTATTAAATATTCATATAAATAAATATTAATTGTCAAGTATATTATTAAAAAAATGAATTGGAAATTTGAAAATGATTTTTATATAGATAATCAAGAAATGATTACTAAACATCAGTTAGCATTCAATCTAAACGCAATTTTAACAAATTATGTCAATACTAGAAATATTGAGAGATTATATAGAAAATTAAATAGGCATAGCAAAAATATCTCTTCCTACATTTCCAATGATATCTATATGGACTTTAAAATTGATATGAAACGCGTTTATGATGATATGATTAATGGCGAATATGATGAAACAATCATTAATGATTGCATCCAAAACACGCAAAAAATTGTCCTGAAGTTGCTCGTTTTCGCATAGAGATAATTAAAAGATATATAAGGCAAATTCATTTTTTGTCTTTATATCTTTTTAAATTTAAAAAAATGAAATAATAATTATAAATATTTTTTTATAATATTTTGATGGATTTAAAAATAACAATTCAAAGTATATATTTATATAATTTTGAAGAAAATGAAAAAAGATTAAAAGAAACAGATGGGAAATTTATAACTGATTACCAATTTGAAAAAGCAAAAGAAATTTATAAAGATTTTTATGATATTGATTGTGATAAAAAAATATTATCATTGATTGTTGCTGAAACTCAAATGGGAAAAACAGGAATTATACAAGCTTTAACATATGAATTTGTCAAAAATGATAATATTAATCCTTTAAATATATTTATTTTAACAGGTTTATCATCATGTGAATGGGTGAAACAGACTAAAGAACGATTTATTGATATAATTAGACCTAATATTTTTCATAGAAATACAATTGGAAAATTTGCTGAATCATTAAAAATATTGAAAGATATGATAATATTTTTAGATGAAGTTCATATTGCAACAGAACTTAAAAATGAAATTGGAAAAACCTTTTTAAATAGTGGTTTATTAAATATTGATAATTTAATTGAAAGAAATATTAAGATAATTCAAATATCTGCAACTCCTGATATTGCATTATCCGAATTATATAAATGGGATGAAACTAATTATAATGTTTCTATAATAAAATCACCTGATAATTATATTGGTATTCAAAAATTGCTAGATAATAATCAAATATTTGAATATAAATCTTTGACAGATATAAATAATGTTAAAGAAATTAAACAAACAATTCAGATTAAATATGGAAATAATTTCAAATATCATTTATTAAGAGTTCATACAAATACATGTGAAACTATTTATAATATTAATAATGTTTTTGATGATGATGATAAATTTTTAGTTAGAAATTATTTTATAGATAATGAAATTGATGCAACTGAAGATTTGAATGATTTATATTTAGATAATAAACCTAATAAACATACTATCATTATTATTAAAGAAAAAATAAGATGTTCATATACAATAAATAAAACTAATATTGGTATTTTATATGAAAGAAAAGCAGAAACTATTCAAAATGAAACAACAATTATTCAAGGGTTTTTAGGTCGTGCGTGTGGATATTATGATAATAGTAATAGAAATATAATTATTTATACAAATTTGGATAAAGTTGCAGCTTATATATTGAAAATTAAAATGGAACATGAAAAAATATTATATAAAATTAAAAATAATAAAAAAAATATTAATAATAAAGAAATCAATTATAATATTAAAAATTATATTTGCAATGAAAAAATAAAAACAAAAGCATATAATATTAAAGTAATTGATGATATACCTGATATTAAAAAAAATTTAATAAAAGGTATAACTCCTAATGTTAAATTTAATGAAGTATATAATGATAAAGAACTATATATAATATTAAAATCTAAAAATTATTTTGAAGAATTTATGCAATATGAAAAATGTGAAAAATATAAATTAACTTACAATAGTAAAATGAATGGATATACAAAACTTAAAGAAGCTATTAAAAATAAAACTTATATGGATTATACATATTTATATGCTCATAAATCATCTCAAATCAAATCTATTCAAGAAAATCAAAAATCAATTATTGTAATTGTTAATAGTATGCAAAATGAAATTTATCTACTACATTATTATAAAACTTAAAAAAGTTTATTTATATCTTTTTATTCTCATTTAAAGATGTATTCCATATATGATTAGATATATATACAGTTGCTAATGTATTTGCCATTGTTATTATAACTAGCTTATTGAAATTCATATTCATTCTTATGATATAAAGATTTATTTTTTGTCTTTATATATTTTTAATTATTTTTGTATTAATATTTGTAATAATAAATAAAAATTGATACTTCATAATTATTATAACATTCCTCATGCATTAAGGAACAATAGTTGGTGAATTTTATAATGATTTGAAAGTTTGAGAATGATCAAAGTATACATACTTAAAAATATGTATATGGGCTAAGAAATTAAAGGTTTAAACACCTGAGATGGAATCGCTGAAACCTAGATGAATAAAATACATTGGTTATTAGTTTCTTTTTGCAATTTTTTGTAATTTTCATATCTTTTTTTTTAAATTTGTATTAATATTTGTAATAATAAATAAAAATTGATAGTATTTATTAATTATAATATTCCCCATGCATTAAGGAACAATAGTTGGTGAATTTTATAATGATTTGAAAGTTTGAGAATGATCAAAGTATACATACTTAAAAATATGTATATGGGCTAAGATATTGAAGGTTTAAACACCTGAGATGGAATCGCTGAAACCTAGATGAATAAAATACATTGGTTATTAGTTTCTTTTTGCAATTTTTTGTAATTTCATATATATATCCATGAATAAATATCAATATTTTCATCATAACTAAGATATTTACTTGTTTTAACTTGATATTTATTATTATAATAACTAATTCCTGAACAATTGTTTTTTATACAATATTCTTTTGCTTCTTCATAATCATCATAACTATCATTATTGTCATTATTATCATCATTGTCATGATTATCAAAATAATAATGTTTAATAAGTTTTGATAATTTTTTTTTGTTTTTTATTTTTGTTAAATTTAATTTTAATTTATAATAATAATTTTCAAATATTAAATCATAATAATGATTAATTGTAAATATTGATATATCTTCGTATTTACATAAAATAATATGGGGCAAATATCTATTATTCCTATTTTCTTCAAAAAATGATTTAAGCAATTTCAAATTGTCTTTATATAAATTTAGATTAAGACAATAAACGCCATCGATATTTAAATTTAGCATAATTTGATATAATGTAGTTGTGTATATCATTTCATTTTTGCTCTCATAATCACTAATATTCATATTCAGTTTTATTGAATTTTTATTATTAACAAAAATATCTAAAAGATATTTAATTGGTTCAATAATTATTCCTTTTTTATTTTTATTATCATTTTCAGTGTTAATTCCTATGTCAATGAAGTCATAGAAAATCATTTAAATATAAAGAAATCTTTATAAAATCCTTAAATAAAAAAAATGATTAATTATAACAATCATAATAATCATTACATCAATACGTAAGATAATGACATATGTTTCGTATTATAGTTATATAATGTATTTCTGTCTTTATTTGTCTATAATGATAATTGGTTTTATGTTTGGAATACTTATTTACCATAATTCAATAGATGATAAAGATAATATTGACGAACCAATAATAAAACATTCAACGAATGATGAAATTATTAAAGTTATTAAGACAATGAAAAAAGATTTAATTATAAATAAAGATAAATATTCTTTTATTGAAATTAATGATATCATAAATATTATTATAGATATTTACATTAAACATAAATTTGAGTTTAAAAGTGATGATGATATTAATCATTTTATTGAAAATACAAGAAAAAATATTATTAAAGATGTTAAAATAAATTTACTTATCAATTATAAAAACGAACTTATAAATAAAATTATTATGGAAAAAAATTTACTTAATATTACTTTAACTATTAATGATTTAAGAAGTATTAAAGAAAATATTGAAAATCACAAAAAAGAAATTGATAATTTGTTTGAATTAGTAAATGAAATAAATATCATTGATATCCGAATTTGTAATGATTGAAAAATAATGAAATCATTTATAAAAAATGAATATTATTATATTATTTTTTTGAATAACTCTCAGATGTATATATATATTATATTAGTAATCATGAATATATTTATATCTGCAATTTGTATTATTAATATTATAAAAAATAAAAAAGACCAAGAACAATTATTAATAATAATTAGAAAAAAAGAAACAATTATTAAAGATATTGAAAAACAATATTATTCATCAAAATTATCAACAATTAGGCAAAATATTATAAATGCCCTAAAAATGCAGTTAGATGATAAAAATAAAATTATTGATGATTTAAAAATCAAAAATAATGAAATAAATAAATGTTCCATCTGTTTTAATAATCAAATTTCATATTGTTGTATTCCATGCGGTCATACATATTGTTATGATTGTATAAATAAAACAAATAATTGTTATATTTGTCGTGGTATCATTTCAAACAAACTTAAATTATATTTCTAATTATAAAAAAGGATTTAAAGAGATTTTAAAGATTTCTTTAAATCCTTTTTTATAATATTAAATATAATTAATGATAATACTATATTTATTTATAATATTAAATCAAATAATGCCTATTTTGTCTTTAATCAATATAAATATTGGTGCAACCGGATTACTTATTCCATATACCATTGGTGCATTGGGATATATCAAGAAAAATTTGAATATTTGTAATTATCATTTAACTGGTATTTCAGGTGGTTCTTTTGCATCTGTTATATATCATCTAGAAAATGATATGAGTAATCATGATAAATTATGGGATAAATATATTGGCAATGATAATGTTAATGTTAAAATAAATAAGAATTTAGAAGAATTTCTACATCTTATCAAATATAATATTATAAATAATTATAAAAATGTTAATGTTGATAATATTCCTATTTCAGTTGTCGTATCGAGAATTAATAATTTTGAAATTATTAATGAAAAAATAAATAAATTTAATAATCTAAATGAATTATTAGATATTTGTATTTGTAGTTCATATATTCCATATATTAGTGGCAAAACATTTTCCAAGAATTATAAGAATAATAATTATATCGATGGTGCAATATTTAGAAATTTACATCATTTTGATTGTATTGACAAATGCGAAAGAAGTATTTATATTCATAAAAATATGGCTAATAGAAATTTTGAGTATAAACATCTTTTTTATGTAGATAAAAATATTTCTAGAAAACTATTTAATTATGGCTGGATGGATTGTGAAAATCTTCATAAAAAATGATAATATTTTTATTATCATATTCAAGCATGATTTTAATGTCATATTCAATATTATCTCCGATAATTATAATCTATCTCTATAATTTCTATAATATTTTTGATATTTCATTAGTATATTATAATATTCAAATCATTTTTCATAATGTATCTTTCTTTATTTATGAAATTATAAATGTTTTCAAAAATGATGATTATAAACATTTGTGTTTATCTGAAAAAATAATTTCATCAATTTTCGTATCAATTTATATTATCATTTATATTTCTCTTAAATCTACTATCATTTTAATAGATTTAGCTTTATATTCATATTGTAGTCTTTTTATAGTTTTACCAATCAAAACTTTAATATTTATACTAAAAAGAATTAATAAACTTATTAGAGATTTTATATTAAATCATGACGAAGATAATAATGAATATGTGTATAGATATGAAAATATTATTACTGATACTTTACATAGTTATATTATAATTGTAATAATAATTATTAATAGTATTATTAGTATTATTAATATTATTTATACTATATTATCAATTATTACTAATGGTATTATTAGGATTACTAATGGTATTATTCGGATTACTAATGGTATTATTCGGATTAATAAAATAATTGAACAAAATAAAAAATTATTGTATATAAATGAAAATCAAAATAAAATTATAAATGATTTAGAAACATTGCATTATTCTCCAAAATTATTAGAAATTAGAAATAATATTATTAATGAACTTAAAAAAGAATTAGAAGAAAAAAATAAATGTTCTATTTGTTTCAATAATACCATCTCTCATTGTTGCAATCCATGCGGTCATACCTATTGCACTGATTGTATTAATAAAACCAATAATTGCTATATTTGCCGTGGCATTATTCGCAATAAGATTAAATTATATTTATAAAAAATGATATTTTTATTATTTTTTTTTAATTCATAAATAATGTATGAATTAATTGAATATGAAAATTTAACATTAACTCATAAGATAATTTTTTCAATTCTAATTATCTTATTATATTTAATATTACTTGATATAAATATCATTTTAAGCATATTATTATTATTTAGTATAAATATTAATACATATGAAAATTTAATGCTAGTTCCTATTAATTTTATTAGAAATTGTATTAATGCTAATAAAATTATTAAACAATATAAAAACTTATTATCAGTCATTGATAATCAAAATAAAATAATTGAAGAAAAAGATAAAATAATAGAAGAATTCGAAAAGCCTTATTATTCACGTAAAATGATTAAAACAAGAAATAAAATTATTAATGATCTCAAAATAGAATTAGAAGAAAAAAATAAATGCACTATTTGTTTCAATAATACCATCTCTCATTGTTGCAATCCATGCGGTCATACCTATTGCACTGATTGTATTGATAAAACCAATAATTGCTATATTTGCCGTGCTATTATTCGCAATAATATTAAATTGTTTTTCTGAACTTTATAAAAAATGATTTAAAGTTTTAATTCAAATCTTTAAATCATTTTTAAATATGGTCTATTTATCGATAATATTACTATTAATTATTATTGTGATATTATTGATATGTCTTATACAAAATTATTTGTTTATTATTAAAATTATTAGAATTTTAGCATTAACAATAGCAGTTATGTTATATATAATTATTTATATTCACTTTTATAATAATATTACTTGCATAAAGAAATAAAAATGAAATATTTATGATTATTTTTGTATTTTCTTAAATTAAATGTTTAAATCATTTGTAAAAATGAAATATGAATCAAATATTATAAATACTTCATTAGTAAAACCAATAGAAAAATATTTATTGCCTATAATAAATGATATTAATGATTTAAAAATAGAATTAGAAAATAAAAATAAAATTATTTATGATTTAACTATTGAAAATAAAGATATTAATTTTATTCACAAAATACAATTAGAAGATAAAAATAAAATTATTCATGAACAACGATTGATTTTATTAAATAAAAATAAAGATATTAATGCACTCAAAATAAAATTAGAAAAAAAATTTAATAATGATGAAATTAATAATTGTTCTATTTGTTTAGATAATACCATCTCTCATTGTTGTATTCCATGTGGTCATGCATATTGTTATGATTGTATTAAGAAAACTAATAATTGCTATATTTGCCGCAGCATTATTCGCAATAAAATTAAAATATATCTTTTTTGATTTAAGGAAAAACAAAAAAACTTATTTTTGTCTTTATATATTTGCATTGAAATGTTTATTTATTTTTCGCATTCCAATGAAGTCTCTAATATCTTTGCTAAGATATCATAAAAGAAATATTCATATAGTATTACAAATGCCATATCAGAATAATTGATTGTTTCTTCATCAACATCTATAATATAACAATAATATCTTTCATATATATCAATAGCAGTTTCAAGAGTTCCTGCATATTTAATAATAATATTGATATTTGTATCTTCTGAATTTTTAGCTGTGAAATTTCTAATTAAATTTATATAATCAGTAGTTCCGTTTGTGATACTTTCGTTAATAATAGTATTCTTGAAATTAGTCTCATCAAAATAAGATATTTCCATTTTTACTTGAATAATAATCTTTTATACAAAACAAAAATAAATCAGTTTTTATTTTATTTATTATAAATAAATGACAAAAATAAATTCTTGCCATTTATAAATCCAAATTCAAATTTTTCAACTCAGACATTCATTCCCTTCTTGATTATATCATATAATTTCTCATACATGTAATCAATAACGGTGATGTTTTGTTGGTCTTGTCTAACTCTGAATTTGATACGAAGACGGCGAAATATATACATGTTATAATCATACGAATTGGAATCAATGAAATTTTGGAAATATTCCCTAAAAGATGCATCTAAATCGAAATCAGTATCATTGTGATAATCTCGTGCAAACTTGTATATAAATTTACTCTCATCAAATGAAAAAGTGGGCGATATCATAACTAAAGACATAATTTAAAAATATTAAAAAAAATATCATTTTTATTTATTTTTAAATTTGATTAATACAAATAAATTTAATTATTCTAAAGATTTATCTTCCAATTTCTTTTTCAATTCCTCAATTTCTTTATTTTTCTTTTCAATTAAAATTAACATTTCATCATATACAATCTGACCTTTAATTAATTTCTTTAAATGTTTATCTCTGAATATATTATTGATATTTATATAATTATTATTATAATTATCATTAATATAAGTTTTAATACTATTTTTTAAATATGCTGAATTTTTACTTATGATATTAATTAATCTTTCCTCATTATTTATAATATTATCATAATTTGAGAATTTATAAATGAAATTATAAATAGAGTTATACATAATATTTCCGTATGTCATGATTATAATAATAATAATGATTATAATCATAATTATCATTTTTTTTCAATTAGAATTCTCTCAGATATTGATGTAGATAATTTAATTGTTTTATTTACTTCTTTAGATGTAATATTATTATTGCGAATATAATCTCTAACTTCTTTATAAGATTTATCAATATTATTATAAACGATTTTAATATCTTTATGAACTGGTTTTTGATATCTATCATAAATAAATTTGATAAATTCTTCAAATGATGGAAAATTCTTATATTTCAAATGATATCTTAAATAATCAGCATAAAAACTATTTTGTTTATCAAATGAAACTTCATTAATTTCTTCACTTATTTTTTTCCAATTTTCATTATATACAGGTCTAAATGTTTTTAATGAAATATCCAAATAAATATTTTCTTTAATATCATAATCATTCAATTCATGTTTATTATAAATCTTAAGTAAATATTTAGTTTTAACTTCTTTATTATAAATATCAATAATTTCTTTTCTCTTTTTATTTTCAAAATAATATGGATAATTATTATTTACATAACTTTCATCTTCTGGTTTTAATATAGCAATTGGAATACCATCAATATCATAATAAAATAATTCATGAAGTTTCAAACGCAATTGATAATCATCCGCAATTGTTGATGAATGTTTTCTCAAATAATTCTTAATCTTTCTATATGTTAAATCTTTTTCTTTATTATCATCTTTAGCTTCTTCTTTATTATTTTTAGCTTCTTTCATTAGACCAAAAAAATATTTAATAAGATTATTCATAATTTATAAATATATTTATAACTATTTTTTATATAAAATATAATCATTAATAAAAATTGATTATAATATTGATATAAAGAATATTTATTAATGTCCTTAAATAAAAGTTATATCTATATTAGAGACAATACATGGTATAGTTGTGAAAATATATTTAAAGTTGGTATTACTACATCTATAATAGATAGAAGTAATACTTATATAACAGGTGAATTATATAGAGGTTTTTATATTAAAATTTATGAATTAGATGTAAATCCACAAAAATTAAAAATAATTGATAATCTTTTCAAAAAAGATTTTAAATATCTTAATATTTATTTTGATGGAGGTACTGAGTTTTATGATAGATGTATTATAAATGATATTGAACCATTTTTAAATAAATATAACATTAAATTTATTTCAGTAACTGAACATGAATTAAAAAGACTTAATAGAGATAAAAATAATATTATTAATAAATTTAAGAAATTTTATTATGGAATTATTAATCTTAATAAAGAAACTTTAAGAGATTATCAAATTCAAGCAATAGCACATATAACTGAACAATTAAAATTAAATAATAAATGCTATTTACATTTAGCAACTGGTGCTGGAAAATCTAAAATTGCAATCAATGTCATTTCTAATATTAAACCCTTAAATATAATCATCTTTTCACCTAGAATAACAATTAAAAATCAAAATATTAGCAATAAATATTTAGATATTCTAAATGAATATCAATTTCAATATAATATTTATTCTTATTGTTATCAATCCTATAAAAATGTTTATAATCTTATTATCAAAAATAATATTAATGATATATTTATATGGTTCGATGAATCTCATTGGGCATTAGATAATTGGGTTTCTGTTTCTATTAATGATTATGATTATGATAATAAGAATAAGAATGAAAATACAAAAATTAAACAATTCTTTATTAATGATAATAATTATATTAAATATCGGTTATTTACTACTGCAAGTCCTAATAAAGATTTAATTATTAATAATGAAAAATATTATGGTGAATTATATGAACCTATCAAATTTAAAGAACTTAAAAATAAATATTTATGTGATATTGAAGTTGAAATTTTTGATAAAGAAATTGAAATGGAAAGAATTGAATATAATTCACTTATTTTCAATACTTTCAATAAACTTAATCAAGAAAGAAAATTAGGCTTTAGTTTTCATAATACATGCAATAGTGCTTATTTATCGTATTTACACCATTTAAAAGATTTTAATGATAGCAAAATTGATATTAAACCATATCTTCTGATTAATGAAGAATTTATAAAAAAAGAAATTTTAAATAATAATGATGATAATAATGACATTAGTGAAGATTTAAAGATTATTAAGAAGATTAAAAAAGATATTGGAAATATTGATTATTATAATGAAATTACTAAATTTGAAAGTGAAGTTGATAATAATCAAAAAGCATTAGGATATGTAGTTGCTAAATATTCGATTGGATATGATAATAAAAATATTGATATTATCTATTTCACAGATTATAAATTATCTTATAAAGATATTATTCAATCAATTGGAAGAGGAACAAGACTAAATGGAGATAAAAAATTAAGAATAATACTTCCTACAAATTCTAATAATGATATTGGACGAAATTATAAGAAAATTGAGAATGTCCTTAAATATTTATTGATAGATATTGAATTAGAATATGATAATATAAAAAGTTATAAATTAGTTATAGAAACTAATAAAGAATTGAAAATAGAAAATGAAATTCAATTAAAATATATTGATGACGTTTCTTATTATATTGAAGAAGATATTGATGATAAATCACCAATAAATACAATGAAACATAATATTATAGCTAAAACAAATGATTGGACTATTTCAAAGATAATAACACAACTTAAAAGAAATAATATTCATAATATTGAAGATTATAATTTATATTCAAAACAAAATAAAAATATGAACTTTCCAGATATAAATGAATTATTGGAAAATGATAGTTTTAATTTTAGAGATACTTATAATAATGAGAGTGAATGCCCTTATTATTATAACAAAAATGAATGTATTGAAGTCATTAAAAAATATGATGATTATTTCATAATAAATTATATAATAGATGATAATGAAAAAATAAAATATTTAATTGAGAATGATGAAAAAATACCAAAAATGAATTTATGGATATTTTATGGAGGCAAAAGAACTGATTATTATTCATATTGATTTGGATATTAATTTTCTCAATACTTCAATATATTTAATATCTTCACTTATTCTATTATTAATTCCATCTAGAATATCAACAATTTCTTTTTGTTTTTCAATTGATGGTATTGGAATTTTCATTAAATTAAATTCTTCTACGTCTAATTTTTTATTTGCAAGTCCTTTTAAATATTTTTCTGTTAATATTATTATTATTGATTTTAAATAATAATAAATATATTTATTATTGATTTTATCATTAAAATCTTCTTTTAATTTACATAATGAAAGTAAATTTGTATAATCACATTTACCTTTATAAAAACTAACTACAAATTTTTTACCACTATCTATATTACCTACAAACAAATTATTACCATCAATTATCCAATTTTTAATTTTTTTATAATCATCTTTATTTTTTGATTGTGTAATCATTAAACCATCTCCATTAATATCTTCAACAACTTTTGATGATTGAATAGAACCTTTAATTAAATCAAACATTTTACCAAATTCAATTATATCAATATCATTAAATTCTGGTGAAAGTATCGAATTAAGAATATAAGTTTGCTCGTTTTTAATTTGTTCTGTTCTTAATTTAATAGTTTCAATAGAAGTTTCCAATTTATCAATTTCTTCAACTTTTTTATTTTGAATTTCAATTGATGGTATTGGTATTTCTATTTTAAATAAATCATCATCTGTTATTGATTGTTGATTTAATCCATAATAATATTGTTCTAATAATGATTTATTATATAATAAATAATAATATATATATTTAGTTTTTATATTTGATAATTTTGATTTAAAATGAATTGTTGTTTCACCTACATTATAATTTTTTGATCCATAATATATCATAGTTTTACCACTTCCATTTGTCTTATTTATAATTATTCCTTCATCAGTATAATCAAATGTATCTAAATATAAATTTCCAATAATGGAACAATAATATAATGGATATAATCCTTTTTCTTTTGCATCTTTACTTCTTTTTTTAGGTCCTTTAATAATTTCACAAATTTCACCCAATGTTTTAATTTCATAATCATCTTTTAAAATAAATTCTTGATTAACTTTTAATCTAAAACTATAATTTTTATCTAAATCAGTTGTTGTTATTAATTTAAGTTCATCGCAATTTTTATTAATTTCTAGAAAATCAATATTTTTATGATTATCTATTCCTTTTTGTTTCTTAAAAATGATAACTTTTGTTTTAACACCTGTTGAACCAAATGTTCCTCCGCTTACATTAATTACTTTAATAATCTTACAATTATCAATTAAAAATTTTCTAATATTATAATAACTCTTACTTGTTAATTCATTTCCATCAGGTAAAACAATACCACAAATCCCTCCTTCATTTAACATATAAATAACATGTTGAATAAATAGACATGCTCCATTATTTGTATTAATAGGATATATATCTTGAAATTTAAGTTGAGAAGATTTATAATAATTAGTTTTATAATCATTAAATCTTGTTTCTAAATCTTTATAAGTCATTTTAATTCCAAATGGTGGATTAGTTAAAATTAAATCAAATTTATTATCCTCAAATAAATAATTATTATTAGTTAATGAACATTTATTTAAAATATTTATTTTTAAAGAATTATTATTTACTAATAATGATGCTAATGCATATTTAGTTGTATCTGATTCAATCTCACAACCATAAATATTATTTCTATTAATTTTTAGAAAAGATGCAGTTCTATTCAATAATCCACCTGAACCACAACATGGATCATATAAAGTATAATCATCATTAATATCAATAAAATCTTTAATATTATATAAAATAAGATTGATAAGTTTGAATGGTGTGAAAAATTGTCCTAATTCTTTTGACGTTGAACCTTTACCATATGAATTAGTGAAATATTCATACATATTTCCACCTGTTTCAGCAAATAAATTAATAAATAGATGATAATCATCTGTATCTATATTAATCAAATCACAAATTTTATTAATAATTTTAGTAAAATTTGTTGAATTATTTCTTGTATTAAAATTTACATCATCTTTAGTAAATATATTAGGAAAAATACATACAAATATTTTTATAATAAATAACTGTATTTGATTATAAATTTCTCTATCATTTATTTTAGTAAATTCTCTGATATCAATTAAATACTTCTCATATTTTTCAATATCTTCTTTTGAGATTTTACTAGAAATAATTTTTCTTATTTCTTCTTTTTTATATATAACATTGAATAATCTGCAAATTATAATTTTAATAATATCATTACTGGCTTTTAAACCTGTAATTGACCCATTTGAATATAAAATATCATGACATGATTTAATACACGAAATTAATTTTGCCTCAATTTCATTATATTCATCATTACTTTTTTTTTCTTCATCTGTTAATTTCCAAATGATTTCATTCTTATAGTCAATTATTATCTCTTCTTCTTTAATTTCTTCTTTTTTATTATCATTATTAAATTTTTTAATATAAGATATAAGAGTTGTTTTTGCATAAGGTTTTTTTGTTTTTAAATTTTGATAAGTAATTCCTTTATCTATACATATTTGAATTAATTCATTTTCATTAAGTTTTTTTAAATCAATTTCCATTATAATAATGATATTTTATATTAGTCATAAATCAATTTTTTATTAAATGGATTTAAAGGTTTCTTATAAATCTCTTTAAATATATTTTAATCTTTAATAATAAGAATAAGAATAATGAATAGTCCAGATATTAATAGTTTGGTTAAATGTTATAATGAGAAATGTATAAAAGAAGTTAAAAAACGAAAAAAAAATAAGAGATAAATGGAATACTAATTCAAATAAAATTCATAATGATTATAAAAATGGTATAATTAAATCAAGAAATGAATTTATTAAAATTATAAATAAATTAGATTCAGATTATTTTAATTCTATTCAAAATATTAATATGCATAAATGTGAAATCGAACATTGTTATGATTTACTTAAAAATAAATTAGATTATGCTGCAAATAAAATAAACTATAATAAGAAAAATGAAAAATATTCAATTGAAGATTATATAAATATTCTTAAAATAACTAATAAATATGAAAATAATCAAATTAAATAATATTATTTAATATTAATGACTATATATGAAATAAAGTATATAATTGTTATATTAAAAAAATAAAAAATAAAAAAGATGTATGGTTTGCTATGACAAATAAAATAACTAATGATTATAAAAATGAATATATAAAAATTATGGATAAATTAGATTCGGATTATTTAAATTCTATTGAAAATACTAATATGTATAAATGTGAAATCGCTAATTGCTATAAATCAGTTAAACAATATCTTGATTATATTTCAGATAAAAATAATTATAAAAAGAAAAATAAATATTCAATTGAAGATTATATCAATATTATCAAAATTAATAAAAATAATAATTTAATTGTTTAATGTATTTAGTAAAATATAAAAAAAATGAATAAATTCATTTTTAACTAAATAAAACGATTCAATGAATTACGGATATCTTTATTGTTTTTCAAATCAATCTATGATTGGTATTCTCAATGTTGGTATGACTGAAAAATCACCAAAAAACATATTGAACGAATCAAATACATTTAATACATGGAGACCACCTACACCATATAAAATTGAATTTGCTAAAAAAGTATATAATCCATATGAAAAAAAGCAAAAAATTCATAATGCTCTTAAAGAACATCGTATTCATTCTGATGGAGAGTTCTTTCGTGTTTCACCTGAAGAAGTTCGCAATTTATTTGATTTACCAGATGGCGAAATGTGGAATGATGATGATGATAATGATGATGACGAAGATGAAGATGATGAAGAGTCTAAACCATTTGCAAATGCACCAGGTGTTAGAGGTTGTCGTGATATGACAAAATGCTTTAAAGATGGACAATTGATCAGACATACGATATCAATGCGGAAAAATACATGAATAGGAACATATAATTCTTCAAGAAATGTAATAATGTATAATGATAAGGAATACGAATCATTATCAGGATTTACAGGAGATCATTATAGAATTGTCTATCCTGAAAGAGGTTCTAATTCGAATGGATGGGCAGAATGCGACTATTATATTGATGGCAAATGGTGCTCAACATTCTGTATTTATTGCTAAAATATATCTGTAAAAGTTTTATTATAATCAAAAAATACTCTTTTTTGATTTTTTTGCAATTTAAATAAAAAATGATTTAAAAATATTAATTTTAATCTTTAAATCATTTGCAAAAATGAATTATAACGAACGTTATTCATCAATAACAACCGCACATAATATTAATTTAGATAATCAAAAATCGAAGATTAAAGATAATGAAATTCAAACATTAATATCAATGATATCTGAACTTCAAAATAGAAGAAATGAAGCAGTTAAAGCCTTATCAACAAATTTATATTTCAGAAATCTATATAGAGGTTCAGGTTCAGTATTATCAACTAATGGTTCTCTTGACGATGATTTTAATAAATCAATTGAATATGAAGCAATATTAACAATATCATTAGAATTAATTAAAAATAATAAAAAAAATATCTGGTTATTACATATAATATTTATTATAAATATATGGTCTTTAATTATATATATATTGAAAGAATATTATAATTATATATAATTATTTTTTTTTATATAATTCAATTATTTCATATAATTTTTTAATAATAATAATAATTTTAAATGCATTATATATACTAAATATATAATCAGTTTTATATAAATCTTCAAAATCCTTAATTATTTCAGATAAAATAATTAATACTATTATATCATATGATTTTTTAATAATAGTCCTAAAAATATTATATAGTCTTAATATATAATCGCATTTATACAAATTCTTAATATTATTAATTATTTCATATGATTTTTTAATAATAGTGTCAAAAGTATTATATATTCTTAATACATAATCGCCTATATAAAAATTATTAATATTTGCATTTGTAAATTTATATTCTAAAGTTATTATATTATATGTAATAATAATGATAGTAATATTAGAAAATATAAATATAATATTATTATCAATAATTAATATTATACTAGTATAAATACTAAATAAAATGAAATAACACATGATTTCATTGTTTGAATGAAGCATTATAAAATTATTTAAAAATATTGATATTATTCATTTTTTATTTAAAGAGATTTCAATGATTTCTTTAAATAAAAAATGAATATTTAGAATTGTTTAATTATTTTTATATAAATGTCTGAATCTAATATAAAGATATTTTTAGAAGAGTTAACTTATGTTGCATCTATTCCATATAATGAAGCAATAACTACTTATTCATATTATAATAATTTAAGTAAAGAATTAGAATTTAAAAAATGTCTTAATTTATCTCTTAAAATAGAATTAGATGAAAAAAAAGAAATTATAAAAGAATTAAAATCAGATTTAGAACAAAAAGAAGATATAATATATTTAAAAGATGAAAAATTAAAAGAATTAAAATCAAATTTAAATGATTTAAATAAATGCTCTGTTTGTTTTGAAAATAAATTATCGGTTTGTTTAAATCCATGCGGTCATTGCTATTGTGATATATGTATAAAAAATGCAACTAATTGTTTTATTTGTAGAACAAATATTATAAATAAAATAAAATTATTTCTCTAATATTATATAATAATTGCCTTTTTCATAGCCAAAAGTATTTATCTTAAATTCTGGTTTTAATCTTATTATTTCTTCCATTAATTCATTATTTGAATAAATATTATAATATCTATAATAAATTTCATTTGTTTTTATTGATTTCCATGGAACTAAATTATTATTATTTTTAAATTCTAATGTATTTTTATTAGAATTGTCATTCTGTTCTTTTGCCCAAACTTCAATAAAACATTTTCCACCAACTTTTACAACTCTAAACATTTCGTCTAATGTTTTTTTTCTATCTGCTTCATTATCTAAATGATGAAAAGAAGCTATTGATAATAAACCGTCAAATGTATTATCTTCAAATGGTAAATTTGTCATAATTCCATGAATAACATCTAAATTTTTACTCTTACATATTTTAACTAATTCTATTGATATATCAATACCTTTCATAATTAAATCATCTCTATAAGTCATGTATATGCCATTTCCTGCTCCAATATCTAAAATATATGAATTCGTTTCAAATGTATCTAAATAATTTTTAACACAAGTCCAAAGACGAACTCTTGTTTTATCAAATTCATCTGCAATTGTATTATAAAAAGTTTCAATATCCATTCACAATTATTATAATAAATACTGAAATTTTTTATATAAATAAATATATATTTAATCATCATCATTTATAAATTGTATTTTTGGTTTTTTATAATTTTTTATTTCTTCATATTTATTTATTACACACTCTTTGCAGCATTGCCTATAACCTTTACTAAATATTGGATTATAATTAAATGAATTACATATAATACATGATAATTTATTTCTATATTCTTTTTCTATTTTAGGAATATTATATATAATATCACTATTTATTTTTTCAAGAAAATCATTATAATTTTTCTTAATTATTATATCATCCATATATTTTTCAAAATAATCACAAGGTTCTGGTATATTCAAATTATCATGTGAAAAATCTATCCATTCTGTATTAGTCAATGGACATTTAAACCAAAAATCATTCTTTTTTGATAAGAAAACTTCACATGGCAAATTACATTTGCATAATGGTCTATCAATTATATCTGTATTATTAAAATCTTTAATATAATTTCCTTTAGTATATTTACCTCCTGAAATTGATATATTATCATTATTTTTATGTATATGCATAAATCTTTCAGTTATACGATTTTCTAAAAATAATGATAACGTCTTATCATTATCATTATCAATAATTTCATTTTTAATATTATCAAAAGTAAAATTATTTAATTCTTCTAAATATTGTAATTTAATCTCTGTATGATATTTAATAAAAATATTATTTTGTATAACATCATATAAACCAATTAATTCAACATTTTGAAAATCACTTGTATTTTTACCTCCACGACCTTCCAAATGTTCATTAAATCTTCTAAATAATCGTATAGTTTCACCTATGTATATATCATTATATTCATTATCTGTATTTTTTAACACATAAACCCACTTTTTACCCATTATTACTAAATTAATTAATTTATTAAATTCCTATATCTTCCATCATCATTAAAATGATTTAAGGACATTTATAAGAAACCTTTAAATCATTTTATTTATATAATATAGATAATATGACTATGCAGGATAGTGTTTTGCAACTTACTAATTGCAAAATTTCAAAATGTAAACAAGAGATTAAAAATAAAACTATTATAAATGAATATTTACAAAAAATAAGAAATATATTTGATGATTATATAAATAAAAAAATTACTAAACAAGAATTTAGAAACATTAAAAATGAATTAAATAATAATTATTATAAATTAATTGATGTTATTGCTATTCATAAATGCGAATTAGCTAAATGTTCTAAATTTGTTAAAAAAAAGTTGGATTATATTGCTGCTAAAACAGGATACGGCTATGATTATATTGATAAATCTAAATATACAATAGATGAATATATTGATATTATTAAATTATCTACTAAAATAACTCCTGATAATCCATTTGATTTAATTAGATGCAATACTGCTTTTTGTAATAAAGAAACTGAAAATAATCGCAATAATAGTGCTAAATATCTTAAAAATTTAAATAAATATTATGATGATTATATAAATAAAACTATTAATCAAAAAGTTTTTAAAGAAAAAATAAATAAATTAGTTGACGAATATTATAATTCAACTGAAGCTAAAAAGTTATTTACATGCGAATTAGATAAATGCTCTAAATTAATCAAAAAAAAATTAGATTATATTGCCATTTATATCAATTATGATATTAAAGATAAATATACTTTAGATGATTATATAAAAATCTTAACGATTTCTGAAAAATTGATTTAAAGAGATTTCAATGATTTCTTTAAATAAAAATTGATAATTATCAATAATAAAATTCATAATCATGTTTAATAAACTATTAAACTATACTCTTGTAAGTATATTAGTTATTATAAATATAATTATTGGCATTTGTTTTATTGGCATCTTTAGTATTGTTAATATTTCAGTATTTTGTATGAATACTATTAAAGTTATATTATTATGTTGATTTAAAGGTTTCTTATAAATGTCTTTAAATAGTTTTATTGAGTTGTTTTTTTAATTCATCAATTTCTTTATTTTTTCTATCAATTAAATTTAGCATTTCAGTATAAATAATATGACCTTTAATCAACTTTTTCAATAAATTATCATTGAATAAATTATTGAAAGATAAATTATTCATATAATAATCTTTGATATAATTATTTATTGCATCTTTCAAATAATTCTTATTTTTATTAACAATTTGTAATAATTTAATCTCATTATTCTTAATATCATCGTAATTATTATAACTATATACTGAATTATATATAATATCTTCCTGAGTCATTTTTATTATAATAAAAAATTTATAATTATTTTTTAAATCAAAAAAAGAAAAAGAAAAAAAATGCCAAAAAATTTAATTTTTGACATATCAATCAAATGCTATCCCTGAATTAGATATTGGAGATGATAACTTTATTTTCCAATTCTGAAATAGCATTTAATTTTTCATATAACTTGTTTCTATAACTGATGATATCATTGTTAATAGTTTCCATTTCCATTTCAACTATTTCCATTGTAATTTGATTATCATCAATTAATCTATTCCTCATATCAATCATAGATTTAATTCTTTTTCTATTTATCAATGTATTTATCATTGTACACATGATACTTTGCTTACTTCTTGAAAGATGATTTGAAATATAATCGTCGATTTTAGAATTAATGAAAATAATGTTATCCGATTTTTCAAAGATATCAATCATTTTATCAAATTCTGCAATTCTCGATTTGGAATTTACAAATACTGCAATCAATATGAAAACAATCATCGCACATATCATCATTGAAATAGATTTAAGGATATTTTTCATAAATCTTTAAATCATTTTTTTAAAATTTCTTGCAAAGAATAAATCAAATTTATTAAACTTTCTTTAATTTGGATAATAACATAAAAGTCTTATTAATTTTTACATATTTCTTACGTTCGCAAATATAAATAACTCTCGTATAT